CCAAAAACCATTCTTAAAACTGTACTTACCTGAGAAAAACGTATTGGGTGTTGTTAGTGTAATTCATAAATCGGGAACAAACTACGCAAGTAACCCTACATATGATGAATTCACAAACGGAAATAAGTGGTATGAAGTTAAATCATTAATGGAAGATAGAGTTTTTATTGAGGACGCAACTACCATTTCAGATACAGATAATTTTAAATCTGGTGATTACCTTAGAGTTGATAATAAATTTATTACTGAGTATACACCTGAAGGTTATTTCAGTGTTACTTTCGGTTCAGGAAATGTAGACCCAATGGATAATTTGGATAACTATATGAACGGAACAATGAAAGTTAATATTGCAACTTTCCTTAATAACAACTCATTGGGTAACATACCAAGAGCAAATACTACATTATTCATCAAATATCGTATAGGTGGTGGTAAAGAGTCAAATCTTGGGGTTAATGTAATAACATCGATAGACACAATTGATTTTGCGTTGAACGGACCGAACTCAACGATAAATGACCAAGTATATCAATCATTGAGAGTTACGAATATTACACCTGCTGTAGGTGGTGCAGATTCACCAACCATAGAAGAGATTAGAAATATGGTCGCATATAACTTTGCAGCACAAAATAGAGCGGTAACATTAAATGACTACAAATCTTTAATTGAAACGATGCCGTCAACTTACGGAGCACCGGCTAAGGTTAGTGTGATGGAAGAAGACAACAAAGTGAGAATTAAATTATTATCATACGATAGTGAAGGTAATTTAACAGATATTGTATCTAACACACTCAAGAATAACGTATTGAACTATTTGTCTAAATTTAGAATGTTAAATGACTTCTTAGATATTATGAGTGGTGAGGTTATCGACTTAGGATTAGAGGTTGATTTGGTTGTAAATAAAAACGAAAGTCAAAGCGATGTATTAAAAGAAACTGTTAATACTGTAACAAACTTCTTTGCAATCGACAAAAGAAAAATGGGAGACCCATTGTTTGTTGGTGACTTAATGAGAGAAATCGGTAACGTAACAGGGGTTGTGAACGTCGTGGATGTTAGAGTATTCAACAAAATCGGTGGAAAGTATTCATCAGCCGAAATATCCCAAGCTTACAAGGATAATATCACAAAAGAAATATTACAATTTGATTCGACCATATATATGAAATCAAATCAGATTTGTCAAATCCGATTCCCACAAAGTGATATTAAAGTAAGAGTAAAAACTTTAACTTCGGCTACATATTAATTTGTTTTTTAGTTATCTTATAAGAAAACCATTGAGTTTCTATTTATTATAAGATGATGCAAAAACATAGAATTCATACCAACATTGGAGAAGACCAATACATTAAATTTGAAGTCAAACAAGATTTCGATTTATTGGAATTGTTGTCTTTAAAATTATCCCAAAGGGATGTATACACATCGTTATGTGCTGACTATGGTGTTGTTTGTGGTAGACTTACCGTAAATAATGGTTTTGGAGTACCAAATGCACGAGTTTCAATTTTCGTACCGTTAGACGATGACGATGTAAATGACCCTGTAATATCGGCGTTATACCCATATACTGAAGTTTCAGTTAAAGACGATAATCATTATCGATACAATTTATTACCTGCAAGAAGACAACACAGCGGACACGCAGCAACAGGAACATTCCCTGACCAAACAGATATTTTAGACAGAGAGGAAGTTTTAGAGGTGTATGAAAAATATTACAAGTACACCGTAAAAACAAATAATGCGGGTGACTTTATGATTTGGGGAGTACCATTGGGTGAACAAATCATAGTGTGTGACGTGGATTTGTCAGATATTAGTTGTTTCTCATTAAGACCAGATGATTACTTAAGAAAAGGTTTTGGGTTAGAGGAATTTAAATCTGCTTTTGAATTTAAATCTAGTGTAGATATTGATTCACTTCCACAAATTAAAACATTTAGAAAAACCATCGAGGTTTATCCTTTTTGGGGTTCTGAAGATTTATGTGAAATTGGTTTAACAAGAACCGATTTTGATTTATCAGACCAAGGAGTTAAAATTGAACCAAAGGCTTATCTTATTGGGGGAACATATACTGACGGTAGGGCGGGAGTCAAAGCAAATTGTAGTATCAAAAGAGATAGTAACAAAAAATGTGATTTAACGACAAAGGCAGGTAAAATAGAAATGATTCGTTTTACTGCAGAATACGACTCCAACAACAGACCGATTTTAGAAGTATATGATGTAAAAGAAGATATTACCGATGACGGTTCATTTATTGTGTCATTACCAATGAATATGGATTTTGTTTATACAAATGAATTTGGTGAGAATGAATATTCCAATGACCCAAACAAAGGTATCCCAACATCAGGATGTTATCGTTTTAGATTTACAACACAACAACAAGGTACCGCTCAAATATTAGTACCTAACATTAGAGAGTACAGTACAAACATAGACAAGTCATACGCTTGGTCTAATGATTATAGTGATTACCCATCAGAAGCATTAAGTTTAATACTAAACACATCTGATGGATTTTATGTACCACAAGACTATTTTTATAGATTTACATATAATAAAGTTTTTACAGTATCATCATTTCATAATTCGTTTTTTAAAAATTCAATATCAACTCTTTCAGGTCAATTATTAGGAATAAAAGAAATTGCACCTCCAAGAGAAGCTGATTGTGAATCTTCAGTTGTAACACCGCCGGTTAATTTTGGTTTTAGAAATTACACGGTTAAATTATTAATTGCTGATATATTATTATTCTTTGAACAGTTAGCTACAGTATCCGGTTTTATTTTTAATAATACAATAGCCAAAATTTTTCATAGATTTTCAGATGCTACGAATTTTTGGCCGATTAAGTCTGTTAGTAGAGCGTTAAGAAGATATGCTTACGGAATCCAAGATGGTGGACAAAGAGAATTATTTTTAATTGATTACCCTTCTTGCCTTGAATGTAATAAAGATAATGAATATGGTACTGTAGGTGGTTTAGGAAATGCAATTGATTATTGTGAGGTTGGTACAGTAACAATTCAGGGTTCATCTACGGAAAGTCCAAGAACTGTAACTGCAAGTAATTTTACTTTCTCAAACCCCGACCTTACAGGAATATGTTCAGGAGCAACAGTTCCAAGTGACATAACAAATTTTTTAAATAATCAAACAAATTATATTTTAACAACAAGTAGTAATGGTGTTCTTTTAACTGGTACCACTATTTTTACGTCAGGAGCAACAATAACTTTTAATGATGTCTCGGGATTATTCAATGAGACGATAACATACACCGCAATAATTAGAGATAAAAATGCATCTTCGGTTGAATCAACCACGACTGAAATATTAGAAGAGGGTTGTGCAATTTATGACACACCATATGACGAATCTTTAGTTCAGAAATATTATGTCGCACCAAATAGAACCGAAAAAACACCGTTACAATATACTGCTGGTATGGATGTACAGGCTACCTTAATATCAGACGTTGATAGTAGTAATAAACCACTACCAACAATATATGACGGAGAAACATATACACCAAGAACACCATCAGGACAATCTGAATTTACTAATGGTGTTTTTTATATGATTCCTGGTACTATGTCAAATCGTAGGGTGGTTAACATAATGAAAGAATATAGAAGACGTAGACGTATGTCTAAATTATTTTGTTCGGGAGTGGTAAACTATTCATTCGTGGATAATTGGTTATCAGGTTCTTTATATTTCTTTACATTTGAAACACAAAAAAGATTTTTATTTTGGAGTAAATCTGCTTGTTGTGAACAATTAATTAAGAGAACGGTACAGACTAATTTGGAAACAAATCAAAGTGAATCACATTATTATTACAGGTCTACACCATATAATAACAGTACAGGTGTTTGGGGTGTATCATTTAATGGTTCTAGAAAAAGAATTAACAGACCAACAACTATTGTTGATTTAGGACCAAGAGATGAATTCATTAGAGAAATTTGTGTAGACCCAAATCTTGACCCTAATTGTTCAGTATCCAGAGAAATAGGACCAACTTCATATAAAGATTTTGGTGAAATTCTTGGTATGGCGATTAACTACAGAATGGATGTTAGTAATGCCAATTTTGACATAAGAAATTTCTTTGATAATAATGGATTTTATAATAATGGAATAAGAAGTGCATTCGATGGAGATTTATTACAATTAATATCAATTAATAATGAGGTGGGTATTGAACAATTTGATTTACAAAGCCCAAAATATATTGGATATAGTTACCAAATATTAGACCCTGAATTATATCCTGATGTTTTCAAAAAAAATGGAGTTTGGGGACCATTACCAATCACTATGGAATTTTCCGAAGATGGTGAAAGAGTAAGAGCTTGTTTAAATGAACCGACTCACATTGCAAATGATGGTATTACACAAATTCAAGGTCGATTAACTGAATCATCACAACCGGTACCATTCTTCTTATGGGATAAAAAGGGTACAGGATTTGGTGCATATGATACTGAAACTCTTGACGACCAATCTTGGGATATTTCAAATGTCCAAGTACAACCTTTACAAGGTATGAC